AACAATACCTCATCAAAATTATCAATCTCATCCTTTAACTCATGCTGACTGACACTCTCAAAATGACATCTAAGATCGTCAGTAATATATTCCATCATGGTCTTAGTGTCCATATTATCAACCACCAACTCAACATACTGTTCTACTAACTCATTATGTTGTTGAGAAGTCAGTTCAGGTTGATTCTTGATAATTACCTTTGCATCCAATTCACTGTTGGTTGCATCTGGATTTGCGATGAATAGCTTTTTGGTCATGTCAGTAATTGAACCTCATAGTTAATGTTTTTGATGCACCACCCACAAGCGGTAGTAATTTCTTCGATGAGATCATCCTCATCCTCTGCTTCCCAACATCCAATACTATCTTGAATGATTTGGGATTGTTCATCTAATGTGAGTTGATACTCTTCTGATAAACTATCATTGAAATCAAACTCAATGTCAGTAACTAAGTAAGTCATGTCAACCACTTTTCATCAGTTGTTTCTAATAACTTACCTACCTTATATTCATCCGCTTCACACCACTCAACCTCCTCATAATGTTTGCAATGTTCAAAATCTTTTGCAATTCTCTTTGCTTCAGTTTTATTTTCTGCACCAACTGTTACTGAATAGTAAACAATTTTCTTTGCTTCAAATGTGTAACTGTTTAATAATTCGGTCATTGGATTAAACTCCTACTAAGTTAAGTGAATTGTGATGGTCTTGTTTTAGATGTAAACAAGTGCGGTGAATCTGAAAGAGTAAATCCATGTTTACTCCTTCCCAGTCTGTCCATTCTGACACATAATCCCATGTATCAAAATCACCAGTGCCATCAACATTTAATGGACATGACTTGAACTCTAAATCTTCATCAACCCAGAAGATTCTTCCAAATGCGTCTGAACTGTACATGATTAAACTCCTTGTAGTGTGAACTGTGGTTGCTCAAGAATAATATCTCTGACTCTCTCTCTGTCTAAACTGTCTCCACCACCCCATGAATAATGTGCATACTCAAGATCACCCTTTAGGATTCTATCCTCATAGATGTAAAAAGCATCTAGGATATGCTCTTTCTCTAATCCCTTGATAGGATAGAGTGGATCTTCATTACCATAGAATGACCAAACATACTCAACAAACTCATCTAAACTGTTCATAAGGGATCTCCTTTGTTGATTACATTAGTATTATAACCCATATTCGTCCAAGGCGTAACAAAGAATGTGCCACTTCCATAGCTGTCCCAGAAGTCCTTGGCAAGTATCTTCTCCATGACGTATGCTTCCTGTTCTCTCATCTCATCATCTTTTAATCCATCTATGGTCTGTCTCACATGTACTAACTCATGGCATAGAGTCTCAGCATACTCTGTTGGTACTTGATTATTATGGATATGAACCAAAAACTCTCCATCCTCATCAACCTGACAGAATCCCAGACCATATTCATCTGTCAGATCAACTTGATTAACTTCTACTACAACATCATTCAACTGTGGATACTTCTTACACATGAAAAGATATATTTCCTCTGTAAGGATTTTACTTTGATCGCAATGCCAGTCTCCAGATGTTAATAACATTAGTCTACCTCCATAGAAAAATCAATAGCAAACTCAGTGGTGTTGTCCTCATAGTTTGTAATCTTAATCGGACACTGATTTAACCACTCTTGGAACTGTTCATACTGTTCCTCCTGACTCTCTTCTGAAACGTACATTTACTTAACCTCCATCCATTTGATAGGATTGCCCTGAGTCAGTTTCCATATAAAAACTGATCCAACTTCTTCACTCCAGTTCTTAGCATAGTGCTTTGCACTTCCAAACTCATAAAAGCCGATAGAAGTTGCCTTCTCCCAGTTATATGTGTCTGTTAATGCCCATTTGAATGATTCCATTGTGATTAAAAAACAAGTTTGGTTATTGCTAAGTCAATTATATTTACACCCCAGTGCATGAACCAAAAGAATGAAAGGAGAAAAATTAATTTCTCCTTTGCTGTCATGTTTTTTGCCATATTACCTCATGTATAAGTATCCACCTGCCCAACCGCAGTTCTGTGGATTAAGTACATACTCACGTTCTTTGATGATTCTTAGATCATATCTAACGTGCTTTGCTGGAGATTTCCATGATGCAGGTTTGAATACTTCACCTGTTTTCTTATTGATGAAAGCATGAACACTACCATCACGATACTCATTTCTATCTTGGAAAGTATCAAAATCCTGTTGGATGATTCTGTAATACTTACGTCCATTCTCTATTCTAAACTTCATTAGTTTAGCAGTTCCATTATCCATTGCATCTATCTGATCTTGAGCATACTTGGATAGTTCCTTCTTACTACCATCACCATTGAAGTATGCACTATTCGCTTCAATCATTCTTCTGTGATACAACTTGTAGTTCTCTGCAAGTGATTCACATAATTGCTCTGTCCAGTCCAAAATTCTCTCTTCAAGTGTTGTTTCAACTGGTGTTGCAGTCATAAATGCTCCTGTTTTGTTTACTCTTATATTATAGCAGTAAAAAACCCTCTGTGAAGAGGGCTTGTACCACTTATTCAAGTGTCTATAGATCGGTTCCTCCTGTCTCTACTACTTCTACAATGTCCTCAAGAACTGCTAGGATCTCATTTCCATTGTTGGTAGTGTCCAAAAGAAATTCTGCGAAATTAGGTGACATGACTAAATTAGTGTCGGGTTTATAAAATGGTGGTTTCCTATCGCCTCCATGTCTGAAACCACCAAAGGGACATGCAGCAGTTGAGAGAGTGGGGCATCAACAGAGGTTTCACCTACTATGCCCAAATTTACCTACTGGGAATCGCTTACACCTGAACCCTACTTGATTCAATGATTTCCCTTATCCTTTCGGAGATAGTATGGACTCTCACCATACCCATTGATCGTTTTCGGCAGTAGAACCACGTATCTCTCAACTTACATAGTATAGCAGTTTTACGTCATGCTTCAAGGACGGATGTTACAGTTCTTAAGCTGGCACACCAGATGGAATTTCCTTTGGAACTACGTTAGTCTGAAGAACCTCTGTGAAATCCTCATTGTACTTCTGATCTATGGCAAAACATTCCCATGTATGATCTAATGTAAAGATGTAAACGTACTCTGCATCATTAGCAGGATTCTCTACATAATCATCAAAGTTTAGATCCAAACGTGGTTCTGTGTTGTCTCCTCTGTCATTATAATATTGAACATGATTAGGAACCTCATTTCTATCCCAATCAGTATCAGAATCACAGCATGAAATGTCTCCACCATCAATTAACTCTGCAACCTTCTCTCTTGTGTTAAACTTTTCATTTAAAGTTACACCTAACCACTGAGGATAACCATCCCAATGATGATAAACTGATAGAATCGCTTCATCATTCAGTTGTAATCCAATCCTTGATCTTGTTGCCATTTTAATTAAAACAGAAATGAATTTGGTGAGAGAAACAAAAAACGGAGACAGTGCATTACTCTTTCAGTCATGTGTCTGCTTCTATTAGACTTACAGGACGTAATTTCTCTGCTGAACAGAGACAACCATAGATCCTTGCTGTTGTCAGACTAGAAAGAAACCGTCTTTGTTTCCCATGTGCTTATTATAGTGCATCTAGCAATGGATTCCACTCAACTTGTGACTCTTTCTCAAGTGGCACAAGCCCCACTAGCGATTTGTTGAATAATGCTCTACCATCTTCATTCAGATCAAATAGTATGTAGTTTCTACCATTCAGTATGGAAGATCTACCTACTGTTCCACTACCAGCACAAGGATCTAATACTGTTGATCCTTCATTACTAAACATGCTCACAATCCTATTCAACAGTGATATGGGTTTCTGTGTAGCATAATCCAACTTCTCAATACCTTGAATCTGTTTAATGTCAGTCCATACATCCTTAACAGGAATACCATCCATTTCATCAAAATACTTCTTGACTCTTGGAATACCTGTTTTAGATGAATATTCAAGTCTATTATCTTCATCTAACATTATCATTCTTTCTTTTGATATATGCCATTGAAGATTATTACCCTTCCATGTATATCTTAAGTTAGGTCTTGATACTACATTAGGTTGTCTATTAACTAATGCACTTGTTTGATATTTCTTATTACGATATGGACAAGTCTTAGCTTTTTTAATAGTTTCAGGATCATATTCTTTATGTTCAGAATTGTAAATTGATTCTTTACCTTTCTGATAAACAATTATACTATCATGGTGACGTTGTAATTGTTTCTTAGACTTATGATTTCCACCTGAAACCCATACTATCTCGTTCTTAAATCTATTCTCACCAAATATATCATCTAGTACAATTCTAATGTGGTGAGATACTTTTGGTTCAACATGTACTACGATATTACCAACATCACTCAACACTCTATGACACTCTAGTAGTAATGGTCTTATCAATAGTTCCCTATAGTCACTACTAGATTTAAACTTATCATCAAAGTGATAAAAATCTCTTCCAGTACAATAAGGTGGATCAACATAAATGAGATCCACCGACTCAGAATCTACTTGTTTAAGTAGTTCTCTACTGTCACCTATTCTATACTCGTTTAGCATTTTCAAGTTCAAGAACAGTTTCCTTTGCTTTACCTCTATACTTGTCCATTATAGCAGCAGGTACGTTCTTTAACAATATGTCGGGATGATTAGGATTAACCAACTCATTAACTGGAATAGCAATGACTTCAAATCCATTTGTATTCATAAAGTCAAACTCACTTGTAGGAACTACAAATATTGCAGCATCAAATTCATCTGAACCATAGGCAACATGACCTGATGCACTCTTAGCACCAGCGTTCTTCTGACTATTCCTACGTGTTGTCTCTAAGAATAGCTTTGGTCTACCTGATTTCTGTTTACCACCACGATACTTAACTTGATCTCTTACTGTTGCTTCAGTTAATATATCCCATGTGGATTCATTACCATTGGCATCATTCTCGGCACCTTCACTATCAATGCCACACTCTTCTTTTAACCAACGTCTAGCATATCCTTCAGCAACAAACTGAAGAAACTTGCCGATGTCTCTAATATTCTTGTCTTGGACTTTCTCTTGATATGCTTCAAGAATCAAGTCCTGTATGCTGTAATTACGCATTGAGGATTAAATGATTTCTATAAGCATTATAATACCTCTCACATAAAAATGCAAGAGGTATGTGAAGCTTTTTAAACTGTCCTATTCGTCGTACACTCTACACTCAAATGCGTCAGGATGATTATCACAGTAAACTTCTAAGTGTTGATCTTGGTGTCTAGTGTGATAGTCGTTGATCGCACCTTCATTACTATCTACTTTATCTCCTTCATGGTACTTATCATACTCAGCATGAACATCTTTCAGATCTGCCTCAGTGTACTCCAACATTCCATGATTAACATGTTCTTTATGATCTTTTGGATCAAGATATACTTCGTGTTCTAAATCGTGTTTGATTTCAGACATCTAGTAAGACCTCCCTAAGTGGTTCCATTTTTAGGAACTGTTCGTTCATATTATAATATAATTTATAGTTTTCTGTCGTCAAATAATAGCCTTTTATGTCATTTCCATCACAATGCCAACCATAGGCACTAAGACGTTCATCAACACCATCTATTCTTAGCTTTTTATTACCTGAAAGGTAGTCATGATATCTTTCGTCTAAGTTAATCATTGCTTTTAGAAGTATGTGTTGATATTATAACATAGTTATATATTTTATCTATAAATTTTATATTTGCTTTATACTATTTTAGTATAACTCAATACTTATTCATCATTTTGCTTTGGCCACCAAAAACCATCTGCTGTCATCTCGTAACCAGCATCAATCATTTCTTGATATGTTTTACTTGCAGTATGTTCATCCTGTTCCATAGCATTATAAGAATCTAATGTATATGGTGGTGCTATTCCTTGTTCATTAGGATGTAAGTTTGGTGAATCTAATTTAAACTTTTCCTTATCTTCAGGTGTTGGTGTATAATCATATCCATACTTCTGTAAGTATCTCTTAAACTCTCTTTCAGGAACATCACCATTCCAATATTCTCTCTCAGTATATTCTCTGTCTAAATTAACATCCTCTGGATTTCCATTTAATTTAGCATATAATCTAACACTTGTATTGAAACATGCCTTATGATATCTCATGTTGTTTTTAACAGTTTCTAAGATAGTATTGAATATCTCATCAGAATTACAATCAGACTCTATTGCATCGTTCACCCACATCTCTAGGTTTTCAAGAGAATAACTTTTTGGATCAGATTCTTGAGTCATTGTCATACTTAATAGCTTGTTCCATAATAACTTGTATCTCTTTAGATGTCAAGTTGTTTAAGAATTTCCAATTAGGATCATTCTTATCCCATTCACATGTAAATGAACCATCTTCATTTTGATTCACTTTCAGACTGTCGTTCATCGTGTTTGATTTGTTTTCTAACTTGTTTGGCATAATAAATTTCCTGTTCTGAATACCATTCAGGATGTTTCTTAGCTCTCTTTATTAACTTCTTTGCTGCTTTCTTGGTACTCCAATCTGCTGACATATTTACGGATTTGTGATATTCTACTGAATAAAGTATTTATATCTGATTCTAATGTGTATAATTGCTTAGAATAATACATATTTTCTTCAGTTAAATGATCGACTTCATCCTCAAGTATCTCAATCCTAGTCAGTAATTGATCTCTCATCAATAACATCTCATCATAGAGATTATTATTTCTTAATTTCATCTAATGCCTGTGTTGATTTATCTAATTGATCTAAAGCTTCCAACACCTCAGAAGTTTCTTCCCAACTCCATTCTTGGTTGTGTTGCTCATTCTTCTTTTCAATCTTATGTGTCTTTAAAGTCATCTTTTGTACTCCTTTATGCCATACTCTATCACAATCTTTTTAGATTGTCTACCTGTACTGTCATAAGTTGTAAATGTTTGCATTGTACCACCCAATTCATTTACTCCCATGTGAGTAAATGCTGCTAGTATTTCCTTTTCACTTCTTTTGGTCATGTTCCTTTTCTCCAGTTATTAGTGATTGAAATAATAAATCCTATAATCATTTTGATAAATGACCAAAACCCATTGCCTTGTAGCTGATCGAACATGTGCATGTTCAATCTAAATGCCCAATTTGCCTCAACAATTATTGCATTTTGTTGTGATTCTGTCAATGGTAGTTCATCAAGTATGGTACGATATTTAGTCTTGTACTCCTTGGCACTATCTATCTTCTCAAATTCATAGAAGTATAGTCCTTCACCATTTAAGTTCATTGCTTTCTCTGCAATATTCTTAAGTATCTGTCCACCTGATAGATCACCCAAATATCTGGTATAATGGTGTCCCACCAATAATTCAGGTTCATCCTTGGCAACTTCAATTATTCTATTACAATACCTATCACATGCTTCAGTTGGTTTAATTAATCCTCTCCATATTGGACCATAAAAGTATCTTAAATCTCTCTCAAGATTATTTACTCGTTCTAACTCTGGTAGGTTTAACTTACCAACTACAGGATGATCCTTTAGATTCCTTACTTCCTCCTCCATTGTCCTATACACAAAGTATAGATCAGCAACCAATACTTTATAGCTGTCCTTACTAACAACACCACGCAAGAATGATTTTACAAATGCTGTATTCTCTGCTGCTGAATGTGATTTCTTAGTTCCTTCTTTAATCTCTTTTGAAAATGTCATTTCTTTTTCCTTACTGGTACTTCTATTGTCCATGACGGTGATTCTAATTTAACCATCTTAAACTGTTGTCTATTCTTCTCATATGTTTTAGCAGGTTCATCACCAGCAGTTTCACCATAATGAGTTCTATGTTCTGTAATAGCAGATCTTAAACCCATGTAATCCAGTATAGCACCATCTATCATATGATAAAGTGTATCCCAAGTAAGTGTTTCTCTTAATTGAGATGCAATCTTATCAATATCATTTCCATCAAGATACTCACCAGTTGATACTGCCTTTGAATAATCTTCATATTGAGTTAAGAGTTTTGCTCTGATCTCTACCAACTCATTAAGGTTGATAGTAATCTTCACATCATCGTCTATAGCCATGATAAGTTACATGTGTTTGTATATTATAAAACCCCTGACTGATTAAGTCAAGGGTTTGTGTTTACTATTTAATTTTTCTTAAGGTGGATGTTGATATTTGTTCATGTTGCTTTTAGTTTAAACGTGTACTTGATTTAAATTAAAACCTCCTTACATATACGTTTACAAACATGTTGGTCGTCTTCACAGTCAATCAGACACTCGTAGTATTCTGTGAGTAAATCATCTTGTGAATCTGCATATTCCGCATGTTTTGATCCAGCGAGTTGATTAAATGAAATTAAGTTGTGCATAATTGCCTCCAATGAACTACAATAACAAATAGATTCAGATCATCTTGTTATTCCTAATTCTATCATTATTTAGACAAAGTATGTCTGTATTTACTGATACAATTTAACAAAAATTTATGCCTATTAGTATAACTTATATCTAATACTCTCTCTTGTCTGCATAGTAATCACCCAATGCTCCACTCATTAAAGTTTCACTTATCTCACCATGAGGAGTAGTAATTGTAGGTTCTATATGATTATTCTTTTTACCAAATTCTAATGGTGGTGCATGAGGATTAGGTATGCTCTTAACATAATCAATAACACTATCTCTTAATGAAATCATTTCATCAAAACAATCCTGATTGTATGCACAACCACGAAGTTTACTGTCTGGTTTATATAATGACTCTAACAATAGAGTCTTACCACGATCCCATCTTTCAAGTTCAGTCATTTAACAATCCGATAAATTTGGGTGTTCGCCTGTGGCATAATAAGCTTCTGCATTATCACCTGCTTCTTCGCAAGTGTATGAGTCTGCTGTACCTGGATTACTCCAGTTTATTGCAGGAGCTCCTCCATTATAACCAAATCCGTATCCTCCATCAGAACATCCAACTAGGAATGGAACTGCTCCTAACAGTAATAGTTTTTTCATTTAGATTTTTTACTTTCCTTTAGTATGTATGATCTTGCAGAGTCAAAATTTCTACAAGTATGTACCCATTCTCCATTATGGATGATGGCAAGTTTTTTGCCACCACCTGTAGTTGGAATTGCTGCCCATGTACCATCTTTGGTGACATAACCAGTCTTGTTTTTTATCTCTTCCTTATAGAAGGTTTGGTAATTAGAGTTTCGCATTAACACTCACTACTCTGGCAGTTGGGTTCCTTGCAAGTGCAGTCTGTCTTGCCTCTC